AGGGTTGTGAACTGTTATCTTAAAACTTGGTAAAAATTATGAAAACCTATAAAAAATGTACTTCTCATCAAAAAAAATTTCATTTTTTTACCACTTTTTCAAACAGCGTGATATTTATATATAAATGGGTTATATAATAACCCAAACCAAGGAACCAATGCTCAGAGGAATCAAAATACGGATATACCCGAACAAGGTGCAGACGGAGGATTTGAACAAAATCCTCGGCTGCTACCGTTTTGTGTATAACCATATGCTTGACTACAAACAAGCAGCCTACAAGGAGCAAGGCAAATCAATCGGTCTGACCGATTTGTCCAGACACTTCCACGGCGAACTGCTCAAAAACCCAGACTATTCCTGGCTTGCCGAGCAGAATACCAAAATAATGAAGCAAAGCATCAGGCAGATGCTGACAGCATATGCCAACTTCTTCAGTCATAAGAGCGGGTTCCCTAAGTTCAAAACCAAAAAAGACAAACAGTCGGCGTTATTCCCTATCGAGGCAATATCCAACAAAAACACGTTTGAAACCAGACACATATCCCTGACAAGAAACCTAAAGGATATAAAATTCAGATGTTCTGACCTGTATCTTGCACGTCTACGTGAATACAAGGACAAGATAAGAAGTGCTACCTTATCGAAAACCAAGAGCGGTAACTACTTCCTGTCAATCCTTGTGGATATACCAGACCATGAACTGGTCAGGTTCAAGCACACAAATAAATGTGTCAGCATCGACCTCGGTGTTAAGGAGTTCGTTGTCACCAGCGATGGTGACGTATTTCCTAACAAACACTTTAACAAATCGTGTGACAAACGTGTCAAACGTTTACAGAAACAGTTGTCTAAAAAGCAGAAAGGTTCGCACAATAGAGAGAAAACCAGATTGAAACTGGCTAAGCTATATGAACGGATAGACAACAGGAAGACGGCGTATTTGCATGAGATAAGCAATAAGTTGTTATCCGAATATGACATGGTGTTCATGGAGGACTTGAATGTGGACGGAATGTTAAAAAACCACAGGATAGCGAGGGCTATCAGTGAGGTTGGCTTCCACAGGTTCATGGGGATGATGGAATACAAGTGCATGGTTAATTACAAATACGTTGTCAAAGTGGACAGGTGGTATGCCAGTTCAAAGATATGCAGCAAATGCGGGTATGTCTACAAGGGATTGACCCTTGGTGAACGCCAGTGGAGATGCCCAGTGTGCGGAGAGGTACATGACAGGGATTTGAACGCTGCAATAAATATCCTCAAAGAGGGTAAAAGAATAATAGGGTTCCGTAGACCCGAATTCACGCTTGTGGAGAGTCCAACTGTGGACGACCGTCAGGCAGAGCCTGGCCTAAGAAGCAGTGACTCGTTGAAACAAGAAGCGGAAACTTGGGAATCATAGGATTTCATAAGTTTTCGTGTACGGTATCAACGCCTATGACAACGATGAAGGCTACATAGAAAGCGCACTGAAGGGCGAGGATTGCTATGTGGAACTACCCGACAAGGTGGTCGCTGAAATGAAAGCAATCGTAAAACAAGAGATTGGAATTGACATAGAATAAGATTAACTAATGTTGATACGGAAGCACCTTTGCGAAAGCGAGGGTGCTTTTTTTATAGCCCTACCCTTCCCACGTATATAACGCAGTCAACCACCCTTTTTGTACAAGGTGACTTAAAATTTAACATAAAAAAAAAATTCACCCTCTCTGTACAAAATCCATTTCAATTTGCGTTATATAGATGTAGAAAAGAAAATAAGAACATTCAACCCTAAAAACATCTACAATTATGAGTACACCTAATTTCCGTAAAAACAACGCAAACGATTTTTATGTTCTCTATGACCCCGAAGAGGAAAATCCTTGGTTCTACGAAGATATTTGCGAGAATTTAATCGCAAATGCCGAGGGCTGGGATAATATATCCAAAAACGATATATGGTCGCCTGAGCGTCACCTCCCGATGCACTCTATTGTCAGAAAGAAAAACTTTATATCTTTCGGTGGAATGACTTTCACCGTGAGTGCTGAAATTGGAATACGCAGTGGGTATTACAGTGGAGCCAACCTTGACTATGAGGTGTCAATCGCCTCGGATTGGTGCGGTGGCGACCTTGACGGTGACGATGCAGCTAACCTTGTTGAGGCTTTTGTGGAGGACTGCTATGACGATTACGAGTATGAACGTTGGGGGTGGAATGCAGGACTTGCCTCAATGCTCAAAAAGAAACTGACAAGCCGTCTGTGCAAAGCCGTTCAAAATATGGTGGACGAGTGCGAGAAAATCTGCCAGCGGTGTTGTGACGATGAATATGTATGCACTGGTATATTCTCCAACGGAGAGGCGGTATATGAAAAGAAGTCGCCACGCTCCGAACTGAAAGCAATTGCCAATGGCACAAAATAAATTCAATCCAATTTGTACGAAAACGCTCCCCACTTGCGTTATATAGGTGTAAGTTCAAAGAAACACTACTCAATTGAGTACTACTATAAAAATAGGAGAATATAATATGAAAAAGATAAATAACAAAAAATGCTGGTATGTGACCTACCAAGTCAAGCCAACGCAGTTCGTGAGAGAAACAATGGGCTTTCCCACCAAATACTATGCGGTGCGTTGCACTGAGGACAATTGGCGAGAAATCGCAGCCGACATCAACAGCCTTGACGGAGTGACCTATATCCGCCTCAACAAGTGCGGACGCATCCGCAAAGATGCAAAGATAGTCAACTATGGCGACAAAATGTAATTAAAAACCAATTGTTGGAACTTCAAAAATAAAACAGAATTAACTATGTGCAAGAATCTACTTTACAAAACAAGAGAGGTGACACTCACCAACGGACGGAAAGCTACCGTAAGCAACGAAACAACCAAAAACGCTGTATTTGACGAGAACGAGGACTATGTGAACGAGAATGCGGAACGTTTTGACGAGAACATCTACTACTACTGCCCAGACGATATGTTCGTCAACTGCACGGACGAAGAGATAGGCGAATACGTTTCGATAGACACCGAGGTCGCCTTTGAATAAAAAAATTCAATCTAATTTGTACAAAATACACAATCGCTTGCGTTATATAGACGTAACAAATCCTAAACACAATCAATAATGGAAAAGACAATCTCTTTCGGAAAAATCGACCTCAACGGCAAGGGTCGCAAAATCAATGAAGTGACCATTGAAATGAAACTTGAATATAAAAAGGGCAAGCCTTGCTTCAGTGCATCCGCTGATGTGTGGAACTCACGCCACACTGATGTTGAAATGTTCGGTCAGTGCCTTGATGACCTTGTGCCGTTCTTCAAAGACAACGAACTCTATATGGAGATTGTCGGGTTGTGGCAGAGAAACCACCTCAACGACCTAACCCCAGGAACTCCCGAACAGATGAAGTGCCTTACCGACCACAAGGACGAAATCAACGAGGACGACGGTTTCTACACAAAGGAACTCAACCTCCTCAAAAAGTACAACCTTGACGTGGTTGACCTTGACGGAAAACCATATAAGTATGGAACGGCTTGGCTGACAAGGGATATAAGCGAAGAGGATTTGAAAGCGATTGAGAGAATAATGAAATAAGGGTTCATAATGTTTTTAGGGGAATCCCTCCCTCCAAACAAGGAGCGGGGGATTTTTTATAGCCCTACCTCTCCCACGTATATAACGCATTCGTTTCCGTTTTTTGTACAACCGCCCACAAATTTTAACATAAAATATATTAACAAAAAAATTACGTCCCCCTTGTACAAAAACACCCCTCCTAAGCGTTATATATGTGAAGAAACAAATAAAACACATTAACACTATGGATACAAGAGAAATAATAAGAAACGAACTCAACGAACTCCGTGACAACCTTGACAGAGCACAAGACGCTCTCAACAGAATGGACGTGTACGCTGAGGGTTGTATGCCGAAAATCACCGAGCTCAAAGACACCCTTGACAAGGTGGAACGCAAGGCAATCGAGATGTACAACGACTACGCTATGAAACATTAATTATTAACCCCGATAAAAAATTCACGAATATGAAGGAAGTATATTTCTGCCCGCAGTGTGGAGCCAAACTTGAACAAGGTCAGTTCTACTACGATTACGAAAACGACCAAGTATATGTACAACACTGCCCCGAATGCAGTTGCGAGGACGAAGTTGCCATACCGCCCAAGTTCGACATCGGTGACGAGGTTGTATGGAACGACCCCTGCAACGACTACGAGAACGACAACGAGTACGAGCAGGCTTGCCAGCAGGTACGCATAGTGACCGACATTATCGCCCACGATGGCGACGAGGTTATCTACGAACTCGACAACGGGACGGAAGTGCCTGAAAGCGAAATCGAGGAGGCTGAGTGCTAGCCACGCGCACACCCAACTACTCAAACGAGTATCAGATAAAAGAAAGTTTAACCTAGAAAACATTACAATTATGGGTCAGTATTATTATGGAATCATCTTCAAGGAAGACACAACCGATTTCACCGACATCAGCAACGTCAAGGGCGCATTCAATGCGCACTATTGGGGTGACGGACTTCGACTCTGTGACCACTCCTGGCTGCACAACGGAATGGTGATGAGGGTTATGGAGAGAATACAGGAAATGGGCACCGCCAGAGTCGTATGGGCTGGCGACTACGCCGACAAGGAGCCTGATAAGGACTTCCACCTGTACAATATGATTGAGCGAATCGGGGTGTATTCCTATGGAAAAGCGCCCGAGCGCCAGTGCCAGTACATCATCAACCACGACAAGCACGAGTACATCGACCTGATGCAGTGCCCAGAAAACAGCCTCGGCTGGTGCTTACACCCCCTGCCGCTGATGACCTGCGAGGGCAACGGTAGAGGCGGCGGCGACTTCGACTACGACGACAAGAAAAACGGCACACACTACGACGACTACGTAGGCAAATGGAGCCGCGACAGGCTCTCTGTCAGCAACGAGAAGCCCGACGACACCTACACTGAAATCAGACCCGATTTCATCCGCGAGTTCTAAACCGACATCTAACATTTCCACACAGCCCCTGGCACCAGACACGCCAGGGGTTTTTTCGCTACATGCGCGCCCCTGTACTACTCAAATGAGTACCCTTATCCCCAATTCCAGCTTAAATTAACTTGACATTTCCCCTCCAGCTTGTACAAAAACACACTTCACCTGCGTTATATACTCGGGAGGGACGTATAGATACCCTACAAATTTTAACATAACTTCCATCGCGGCAAACTTTATGTTAAATTCCATTTATATTAGTTGAAACTAACATTCAATCCAATTTCATCCATTATAATTGAAACAAATTACAGTCCACCCCAGCCAACGCCCCTCCCAGCTGAAAGCGACCGCCGCCAGCCAGTCACCGCAGCATATAGTCCAAGTTACGTTAATAATGTATGTTGCAATCAATTAGTTGTTAGTCACCTTGGCTGGGAGGGAAGGTACTTACAGAGCAGGGCATTTGCTGAGAGGGAATAAACGGAACCCCCTTGCGCGCCCCTAGATACTCAAATGAGTAGTATGGGTGAAAAATTTAACATAAGTCTCCGTACAAAAAAGCACTTCGCTTGCGTTATATATATGAAATTAAAAACAAAGAAAGGGAAAACACTATGGTAGAATTTTACATCAACGTCAACAACGGAAACTACGAGGACAGTGTAAAGGCTAAGTATGTAGGCAACGGTGCCTTCCTTGTGAACAAACTCAAGACAGGGAACAAGCTCGACATCCACTGGATACACTCCAAGGTAGACAGCCACGGCAGGGTGACATACGCGATAGCAGCCCTCTACCCGTCCAGCGTCCTCCACAACACCAGCATCGTCAGCCAGAACATCCTCAAGATTGAGAAAGAAACTGAAGAATAAATCCTAAACAGAATAAAAACATGAAAACAATTCTAGTAGTAGCGACAGTCCAGTACAAGGTGAAGGACTCGGAGCCAATCACAATCAGCTTCGCCAACGACGGCGAGTTCACCACGAACAGCCTGACCGAACTCAAGCTCCCCCAGAACAGAGAACAGTTCGAAGCTGCAGTCGCGATAGCCGAGGGGGAAGCAAACGGACAGCTCATAGATATCGATAACATCATTAAATACATCTAAAGCCATGGGAAAGAAAACAAAGAACATTCTGCTGGTTACCATCATCATCGCAGCAATCTGGTCTCTCTTCAAGACCAATTCATCCCCCGACATCGAGGGTCTCAAGGAACGCCTTAAATTTTAAAGCCCTATGAAAAAGACATTTAAAAACAGATTCAAATCAGTCATAGCCGACTTGCTATGGGAACTCGAATACAATGTCTGGCGCCCGCTCAGAGCATCAGTCCTGTCAGTCCGACGCCGCCTCACCAAGCCGTACCGCAGCTTCCTGAAGACAGCGCTCAGACATGAACCGTGGGACTGGTACTACATGCTGGACATGGAACGCGCATCCCTCATGTACATGCGCTCCTACCTGCAGAAGTACGCCTGTCACGTAAACGCCGACGTGGATATCCGCCGCCTCACCATATGCATACGACTACTGGATATCGTCTTGGAATCCGAACCTGTTGGCGCCCGCGTTGTCAACTTCCGCAACATCAACAGGTTCATATCATCTAAGGACTCCGTGGACTTCTTCCTGTCAAGACAGTCCGAACGCTATGCCCGCAACGAATACTATGTCAAAAAAGCTTTCACACTCTACAACAAAATCAGGACAGAATTTATGTTCTCTTGGTGGGACTAAATTTTAGATAGAAATAATTTCACGAAAAACACCCGTTAAACCCTCCCCAGCACACCCCTCCGATAACTATATCACCCCGTACGCAAAACCCTCCCCAGCGCAGATAAAAACCCCACGGGAACCAATCCTCGGAGACATCTCCAACCCCGTCGGAATCCATAACCTATATAACGAATAAATTACAATTCAATTTTAAATGATAACACTGGACATACATAACGGCGCCATTACTAAAGAAGCATGCAAATTATTGACTCTATGCTTCTTAAAGCTCTTCTCCCCAGACAATCCGAAATACGACACTCTCACCGAGGACTCGGCATTCATATGGGCTCCAGACAGCGATGGCGGCAATACCATAGCGGGCACCTGCGCCATCAACGCCGCCGCCGCGGTGAACGTTGTCGCCCAGACTGACATTCAGAACCATCTGACCACAATGGAATACGAAATAGTTTCCGAAGGCAAACCCGTGGAGCGGGCTAACAGCCTGAGGCTCTCCCCGCTGCAGGAGACGGAGATAAAGATGCACTTCGCGCCAGAGCCCGCGTTCGCCGACAGAGACTCGACCTATCTCATCGACAGCGCCCTCAGCCACACACTCTTCGAGGGAGTGCCAGACGGGATAGAGACACCCCTCACAACGGAAGCGCTTGAACAGTTCATGTCGGACACCGACCAGCTCGCGGAGACCTACGCCGAGAACTACGGGGGTCTGGTTCACCCCCCAGCCAAGTTCGAGACACGGCACCAGGCGACCAGCTTCCTCTACAGCCTCGCCAAAACCCTCGAGACGACACTCCTGGAACAAATGGGCAACAAGGGGCTCACACATATATCATTCCCCGACCCGAAATACGACAAGGCGTTCATCTCTGGCAACATCCTGATGATGGGGACAAAGGAAAACAACGAAGCCTGGTTCCAGACACTACCCCACGACGAACAGATACGCACGTTCGAGAAAATGTCCAGCATTATCTTCGACGCCTGAGCATGCATGCGCACACGATACTCATTTGAGTACCACCCTGGTCATCAGCGTCGTCGAGGCGTCCCGCTTCCAGAACCCCATCCGACGCCAGAACCTGTATGCGGCTCCCCCGTCGATGTTCTTCGCGATGTGGCTTATTTCAATCTGGAATATGTTGTACCGTTTCAACAGCCACTCCACCATCGCGCGACCGTAGCCCCGCCCCCTGCACTTCCTAGCCACCTCAATCTTCCCTATGTACACCCCTAGGTAAATTTCACCCTGGATTAATCTATGCGTCTCGAAGTCGACGGACATCCCGCCGACAATCCTGCCGCCGTCCCTGAACACGAAAATCTGCCTGGTATCCGTCGATGTGTCCATACGGTTCATCAACTCCCCCAGACAGCCAATCTCCTTCTTGTTCAACCGCTTCACGGCTCTAACTTCCAGTTCGCTGTAGTTTTTCATATGAAATTCAATATAGGGGCGCCAGCCCTATTTTCCAAATCAAATTCCATCCCCTCGCGCGCACACGCGTATATGCACATACTCATTTGAGTAGTGTCACCCCCTTGAATTTTAACATTTCCCCCGTACAAAAAACCACTTCCCCTGCGTTATATACTCGGGAGAACTGTTCCCGCTCCAGTTCCGCTGTCCGCAAATTTTAACTTAAATCACCAAGAAATCTCATTAATCTTTAGTTGATGGGCTGAATTGGTGAAAATATTTTAGAAAATACCGATATTTTTTCTAAATAAATACTATTTATATATAGTATGAGGTACAAAGCATATAGATATAGACTATATCCTAACAAGGAACAGCAACAACTGATAAACAAACATATCGGTTGTTGTCGTTATATCTATAACTACGGTCTTGAAAAGAAAATAAAAGCATACCAAGAAAGTAAAAAAGCCATCAGTCGCTTTGACGTTCAGAGAGAATTGCCAATGTTAAAGAAAAATGAAGAAACCTCATTCTTAAAGGACGTCAACTCACTTTCGTTACAAGCGTCGCTTGCTTGTCTTGACAATGCCTTTACCCGTTTTTTCAAAGAGAAGAAAGGTTTCCCCAGATTCAAAACAAAACGAGACTCAAGACAGTCATTCCAAGTTGTACAAAATACAAAAGTTGATTTTGAACATAATAGAATCTATATACCAAAATTCAAAGAAGGTATTAAATGTAAACTACATAGAACATTCGATGGGGAAATAAAAACCTCCACTATATCAAGAACACCAACAGGAAAGTATTTCATATCCATACTCGTTAAGTTGCAAGACGATATGCCAACGAAGAGACCTATTGACGAGAACAAAGCAGTGGGTATAGACTTGGGTATTAAGACTTTTGCAACATTGTCAGATGGGCAAGAAATACAAAATCCAAGAAATCTAAAGAATGCAATGAAGAAGTTGAAAAGACTTCAAAGGAAACTATCCAAAAAAGCAAATGGTTCAAACAATAGGGAGAAGGCAAGAAAAAAACTTGCCATTCAGCACGAGAAAGTAAAGAACAGGAGGAACGATTTCCTTGAAAAGGCTACTTACTATCTTGTTATCACCTATGACACTATTTGCCTTGAGACACTATCGGCAAAGAATATGATGAAAAACCATAATCTTGCTCAAGCATTGTCTGATGTTTCAATAGGAAGATTCAATCAGTTGATAGAACAAAAGGCAGAATGGTGTGGAAAAAATATAATAAGGATAGGCAGGTTTGAGCCAAGCAGCAAGACTTGTGTTTGTGGATATGTTAACAAAGATTTGAAACTATCACAAAGAGTATGGGATTGCCCAGAGTGTGGTAGGACACACCAAAGGGACCTTCTTGCCGCAAATAACATTAAAAGATTTGCATTCTGTAAAAATAATACCGCAGGAACTGCGGAAATTAACGCTTGCGGAGATATGACTTGCAATAACGAGTCAGCCCAAGAAGCCCATAGGTCTTCAGCCTGTGGGTAGTTCACCTTAAACTTCCCTTAAATTTTAACAATTATTTAACATTGCGTTAATTAACATTTTTTAACATTTCCCTCTCAGCGGAACGCCCTTCACCTTTAACATACTTTAACACTTCCCTCTCGGCGTGGCGCCCTTCTCACAATCAGCCTTTTAACATTTTAAATTGCGCTAAAATACAATTTTTAACAATTTCTATTGCACTAATGTGCATTCCCAGAAAGTTAAATTTTAACAATCCTGGGAAAATTTTAACATACAGGGCACGCAACCCTGTTGTCACTTCACGCTGAAAGGGACGCAAGTCCCCCTCGGCGAATGTCCGCACACCCTACGCGCGCGTATAATACTCATTTGAGTAGTCCCCCGCCCCGCCGAAAATTTTAACTTAACTTCCTCTCGGAAAATTTTAAGTTAATTATTTCCTCGATAAATTGTTAATTTTTTGTAACAATTTTCTATATAAAAATTCTCTTATCTAAAATGTTCTTTACTAGCACTTTACGGAAAAGTCACTTTCGCCGAAAATCTGCTGAAAATGTTAAATTTCTAACTAATTGAATTTTAACATAATTTAAATTTCACCAAATGTTAAATTGCGCAAATTTTAAGGGACGGAATGTTAATTTTAAAAGTTAAAATTTTTTAACAAAAAATTAATGGAAAATTAGACGGCGGACAGAATTTTCGTTCAATTTCATGCTACGTGCTTAGTACAGAGTCCCTTTCATGCTACGTGGGGAATATAGCTTGAGGTGACGTGAGCTAAAGTGATGGATATGAGGAGAAAGTGGGTGGGGCCTACGCGCGCGCACGCGAAACAGTCGGGCTGTTACCCAAGGGGGTATATACGATGTAACGCAAGTGGTTCCCAGTCACTTGCGTTTACACGAGCTCCTATATATTCAGATACTGAAAAGGTTTAGGGGTTGGTTTCTATATACTTACAGAGGTGTGGAAGTTTTTGGTAGATTTTGGCAATTTTTGGTAGGAAACGGCAGGGGGTGGAATCAGTTTATATTCAACAGGGGGTGTTGAGGATGTATCGCTTAACTTCTTCCTTGAGTTCGCATATATTTCGTAGGATGTCCAAGATATTTCTTTTGTTCATATCTGATTTGATTTTAATTTTGGTTGTCAATCCTCTGTGTTGAGGAGTTTTCTTTTCATGAATGAGGCTGCGGATGAATAGGGGTCTTGCTTGGCAAGTATAAACGAGTTGGTAGTGAGTTTGTTTTCGATTATTGTGTTGCGAACAAATCTCCAGAGTTTCTCTGGGTTGGTGAGTTTGCCGCAATGTTCGATAATCTTATTGTCAGAGAGTACATCAATCAGAAGGGACCAGATGACAAAACCGTTGCAAAACCAGGAGGTTCTTTCAGCCACTCGTCTCACCATTATACTGTTGTGTGCGAAGATAGGCTTGTTTTCTGTTTTGATATCGGACGGGATGAAGCCGTTCTTTAATTCATCTTGTATTTCCTTGTCGGTAGGTAATCTATATGGACTTGGTTCATGTGTCATTGGGCGGTGGGGTTTATGTCTATAAATTCCAAGTTAAGACGCTTCTCGCAGAAATCTTCAAACGAGAATTTGTGGAAGCTTGGGTCATAATCGCCATAGCCAGTGCCGCGGACACCAAAGTCGTATGTGCCATTGGTTCGCTTCACGGCATAACAGACATCGGTTGTCATGTATGGCTCATGCTCTTCTCTATTGTGGCGGAAGTAGTCGTATGTAGTGAAGCATACAATCTCTTTTCCTGCATCCAGTAGTTCTTTCAGTCGCTTATAGTCGCGGCTGGTTTCGTATGCCAATGGTTGTCTCATTGCCTTGTATTTTCGTCAGGGTCTTCTACCATATGATTTTCGTGCCATTGCTGTTCTGTCCTGGCGTAGCAGTCAGACAAGATGTCAATAGCAAAGCCGAATGCGCTGCGCCATCCTTCCATATAGGCATCGGTCTCGGCTTTGGTCAACGGGCTGTCCGCTGGGTTCAACGAGTCGCGTTTGGCGATAATTCGGCTTTGAAACTCTGCAAACACTTTGTCTTGATTGAGGTTGTTCTGTTCCATTTTCAATTCCTTTCTGGTGTCTTTAATTTAATTTCAGATTTGTCAGTCCTTATTGTTAGCGGTGAGAGCGGTGAGAGTACGAATGATTTCGGTGAGGGTTTTCCCGCTTACCCATTCGCCCTGGCTGTTTCTCTTGGGGGTTTCGCAATCCAGTTTAAGGTTTTTCATCTCGTACTCGTGTTCGAGTTCGGTTTTCTTTCTGTTGTAGTCGGCTTCGTAGGTTTTGGACATTTCTTCCAATTTCTTGTTGAATTCAGAGGTGTTCATAACGTTGTCCGAGTCTATGTAGTTCGGGCAGCCTATGAAGCATTGTTGGAACTGGGAGCAGTACGGAGTTGGGGATGCGGATTTGTCGAGCACGACGTTGACAATGGACATGATGCCGTCTGGGGTTGTCATGAGGAAGACGCCGTCATGCGGATAAAGGTCGTTCTTGTTGTAATTGCCGTCCGTGGTAACTACCTCCAGGCGTTCAAATTCCACGTGGATTTTTTTTGTGTTTGTTTCCATATTAGAATGTATTTTAATTCAATTTAATCATCAAATGTTTTTCCTTCTGTTTTTTCTTTTCTTTGTATTCCCTGACGTAGTCGGGCATGAGGTCTACGGTTGTGAGCAGGTATCTCTCCCTGTCATCGAGCCATACCCATGTATACGATGACTTGGATGCATACTCTGGTTTCCATATATAGACGTCCCATCCAACTCTTGTGACGGCGTAGTCGGTACCGCAGATGTTGATGACGCCGTGTTTGTAGTTGGGGTCTACCGAGACAAGCCTTCCCTGTTCGTCGTACTCGTCAAAGCCACCCATGAGAGTTGATATATGAGACTTTGGGATGTAGGTACCGTTTGTTGCGTTGCCTATTGCCTTCACAATTTCTTCAGTTGTCATTTCTGTCATGTTATACTAATTTTGTTTTTGTAATTTATTTGTTTAACCAGTTTGTCACCCATCTGCTTATGCCGTAGATTGCCAGTGCAAATATCCCGACTGGGATTGTTATAAGCCAAGCCGCCGCCACAGCCAACGTCACCATGATTGCTATGGTGACATCGGTGGTGTCATAAGCACTCATGTTTTTAACGGCATCCTGTTTTGCCAATAGCACTTCCACGACCATTGCCACGATGAATAGCACTGCTGCTATAATGAAATATGTTAATGCGTCCATATTGTTTTATATTTATGCTTTTAATTCAGATTGATAATGTTGTCCTTGTTCCATGAGAGGCTGATGTCGCCGCTCACCAGGCATTTGACGGTATGGATTTGTCGGTTGGCGAGGTCGTTCTCGCAGACTTGTTCCGACACCTTGCTGTCAATGTTCCAGTTCAAGATAATTGGTGACGGGGTGGGGATGAGGTAGTAGTTGACGAACCCCAGGGCTGCGGGGTTGTGGATGATGGTGTAGCCGTTGTATGAATAGTGGTCGAGCAGTTCCTTGAACAGGTTCTCGTATTCCTCGTCGTTCATGTACATTGGTTCGGCGTCGTCGCGCTGCTGGGGGTTGACGGAGAAGCCGTCCTTGCGGATGATGTTGGAGATGCGTATTTCATCGCAAGTTGTTTGAATCTGTTTTATGAAACAGAGAAGGCTCTTCAGTGTGTCGTTGTTTCCCTTCCATATATTGGTGTTGATTCGCAGTCGCTGCGTCTGTCTGTTCTTGTTGTTGGAGAACACATCGTAGATATGCATAAGTTCGCTGTACCACAGGAACTCCCCATGCCTGTGGTATGAGATATTGATGAAATCGACGTCGGTTTCAAGTAGTGATTTCAGGTAGTCGTCGTCCTTGAGTTTTATGCCGTTGGTTGTGAAACCGACCTTCCTCAAACCTGATTCCTTTTTCAGGAACTGGATGAGAGGGATGAGGTCTTTGTATAGGGTCGGTTCGCCGCCGAGTATGACAGCTTCCTTTATCCCCAGTTCACCCACAGCCTTGGAAATGTTGGCTTTTGCCTTTTCAAGCGGCAGTTCCAGTGATTTGTCTGTAAGTGAGTTTATACAGTACGGGCAATCGCACTGGCATTTGTTTGTTGCCACGACCGAGAGGTACAGGTTATCGGACACCATGCAGCTAAGTTTGTTGTTGTACACATAGTTGCAGGTTCTTAGAGCCTCCAGTGAATTGTTTTCTATAATTCTCATTTTATTATTTTTGTTTCAGATTAGATTTCACTCCAGTCTATCTCGTTCTCGTTCTTCCTGACAGTCTCGAGGTAGGCTTTCAGCCTGTCCTCCCTGGTTATGAGTTCTCCGATTTCCACCCTTATCTCGCTCATTTCGTTTTCGATAGACTCCTTGACATAGCTGGGTATCTTATCGGGGTATTCGAAGAACGTTGTCGGTATTGTGTGGGTGTCGTCGTACCATCCGTATGTGGCGCGTACAGTCTCTTTTTCGCTGTCGAAGAATACTCGGTTTAGCTCCACCTCTGGATTTTTGATGATATGGGAGCCGCCGATGAGCTTCTGGTAAATGTTCCAGGCTTTGGCGAACTGCTGTCTCGTTGAGGGTATGTTTCCGTCTACCATATTGTCTTATATTTTATTTATTATTTTACATTTTGAAATCCGAGAGTTTCCGCTCCTTCCACAAGGTGACCGTCGAGGCGCGAATGCCTGTTTTTTCCTCGAACTCGTAGATATCCTGCCAAAAGGATTGCCTGTCTTTATACGAGCACCGTTTTATTCCCAATATCCTTCCGCAATCTGGACAATATTCCACCTCTATGATGGTGTCGGAATCCTCCAAGTCATCGTTGTCGGTCATTCTGTCCCATATTCCGTCATGGAGTTTGACCTTGCGGCTGTCGGGATGTGTACACACCTTTTTCCTAACGAAAGACGGCAATATGATGAATGCGTTCTGTCGATTCTTCTTGAAGATGTTTAATTATTTTCATATAAACTGTAGTGAAAAGGATTATAAGAATTCCTAGGATAATCATAATTTAAATTAAAAGGTTCAACATATTGCTTATAACAAAGGTTTTGCAATCTCGATGAGGTCACGGAAGTTCTCGAGGAACTGGTCACGGAGCTCCGCTGTCTTGAAAGCGAGAACCCGCGATGCGGTATGGTGTTCGTCACTTCTTAATATTTGTCCATCGGAAACAATACAATACTTAGATTTCCATACATCTTTCCAATCAGGTTCCCACCCGTCATTGTAGTGGTCACGAAGTTGTATGAGCTGACAAAGTGCCAACATAGCCTCAGCGGTCTTTCTGTTCGGTAGGGTGTTCTTATCGGTATCAAACTTTCTTGTACAATCACATTCTCTATGAAGTATAAAACCGAATGTATCTATGTAACACTCACCGTCTTTAGTATGAGTGTTAATGCAGAACTCCTCCCATGTTTCAGGTAGCCGACTTATTTTTTCAACCTCCAAAGTGTCTGGGTTCCATTTCAAACCACACTTCTTCATGGCATTCATCGCTGCTCCGTATTCAATATCATCCATTCGCCTGATAATCTTGATAGACCGTTGGCATAACATTGTATCGGCGTGCTCGGATATAGTACCGTTGCTGAAGAATTGCCAACCAAAAAGCGTTCCACTACAAGTCTCTTTGTAAATGAATTTTAATTCAGTATCACGTTTGGACTTGACATACACAAAGTCGCCTCTCTTGATGTTGAGTTTCGGTTTGAACTTAATGCACTCGAAGGTCGAGTTTTCCTTATCAATCTCCATGCCCTCGGGCACGTTGATTCTGATTTCGTCCATAGTTTAAAGTATTTTTGATTTTGTTTTTTTTTTTGCCTTGCTACTAATATAACGCACGGAAAGTCGGTTTTTGTACACGACGCCTCAACTTTTTTTTTTTCAAGGTGTTGTGCTTGCATCGAAATTTCCGATTAATTGCGCGTGTTCATAGTCGGTGCGGAGGCGGTATTCCTCCAGTATCTCTTTCTCCCTATTGGAAAGGGGTTGTTTGTATTCCGATTTTCCGAGGGTCACGCACACCTCGCCCATCATTTTCTTTTCTTTGGGCGGCATCTTTCTAAGCAGGTATCTTCCGCTTTCAAGGTTGCAGGCAGCCTTGCATATAAGTTTCTTTTCCTCCTCTGTCAACATGATGTATTTTTTTTCTAAATTCAATCTGAAATTGTATATGATATCCCCTCTATCGCTGAGAGGCAGTTTGAGACGGTCGTGTTGTACCTGGCTATTGTCTCAATGATTTTCTTCGGGGGTACGTTGTTGTCCATGAGGCATCTTGCCGAGATGTCGCCTTGACCGTGGGCGTATGAGTCGACACCTTCGAGTTTAAGGCAGTGGAACCGCTCGCCGTCGTACCGTTCAATCTCATAGAACGTGCCGTTGATGATGACGATTCCCCCGAAATGGGATGTTCTGTCGTCCCCCTTGGCACCGATGCCGAACTCCCTGTAATATTCTTCAGCCAGCGAGTTGAACATCTTGTGTAGCGTTGCCTCGAAGTCAATGTTGGGCATTGCCATGTCATACGTGTTCTCGAACGTTTCCTGCAGATGCTGTCTGAAATAGTCGCCTAGGTATGCCAGACCGCAGAATCCAGCGCTGACTGTGTAGTCACCAGAGGTGAACGCGACAATCTTCCTCTTGGTGGTGGATAGCACTTCGCTGCCCTGGACGATTATCCCGTCGGAATATATTGACTGGAGTCTGTTCTTTCTGTCGACTTTGCCGAAAATCAGTGACATATTCTATTGTGTCTTTTTTTTCTTCGTTATTGTTGAGAGTTTTCCTTTTTTGCATCCTCCAGGGCTTGCAGCGCCTTCATCTTTATGTATTTTATTCTGTCTTTTGGCGTCTCGAAAGCCATAGCAACTCTCGTCTTTTTAACAAAGTCCCGTAAATCCTTGGTATTTGTCAGCAGACCGCCCTTGTCAGCGATATCCTTGTCAATCAACAGGTTCAAGACATCCATGTTGGTACCGAAGTCATACGGTCCTTCTGAAACGAACTTCGAGGAATAAGCGTTGAACACCGCAAAGTTATGTGTTATTGTATAAGCCTGCTCTCTGGTGTAACCGTCCAGATTAAGAATATCCATTAGACGGTCACAAGTGGTTGGAAAATCATCATCCACGGTGAACGTTCCGTCCCTATAGACTGTTATGTGTCTTCCCAGTTCTTCAATGGTCGTCATGGAACACTATATTTCAGATTAGATTAGTTGCCGAAACCGATTGATTTTTTGGTTGTCGATGTGGTGTTCCTAAGTCTGCCCTTGCTGTTGTTCATCTTGTCGAGGGTTTCGAAAGCCTCAGCCTCGGGGTGACCGAACACAAAGTGCAGCAGGATAAGCTCGTTGATGTGGTCGATTGAATAGCCGTCCGTCTTCGCCACCCATTTGTTGATGTCGATGGTCTGGAGGTCTTCGGGCAATATGGTCTTCTCGATGAACATCTTTCGGCTCTCGGGGTTGGGCAGCGGGAACTCCACGACGCGGTCGAATCGCGACGGGCGGTTGGTGTATCTGTCCTCAAGGTCTTCGATGTGGTTGGTGGTCGCTATCGTGACCAGACCGCCGAGCTTGAAGTTACCGTCCAAAATGTTAAGGATAAGGGTATTGAGGCTTGAACCCCTGTTGGTGAATGTGTCGATGTCCTCGATGATGGCGATGATGCGTCTATCGGGCTCGATTTTCCTTATTCTCTTGACTGCCTCAGGGAAGTTGGCTATCTCTTCATCGGTGGACAGCGAAAACACAAGTCCGTCGTATACGTCTATAAGTTCCTGGCACATGAGGTTGATAAGGGAGGTTTTGCCCGTTCCAGGGGCTGAATACAGCAGGTAGTTGCGTCTGAACACGCGCTGGTATTTCTTGTAGGTTTCCTCGAGAGTCCAGAACTTGGATATGTCGTTGAGGATGATGTCGGACGCCTCGTTGGGTAGACGGTACAGTTTGTTGAGCTCGAGTTTCTCCTTGCGGAAGTACATTCCCATTTTTTGGGAATACCCAACCGAATAATAGCCCCTTTCCAATTTAGGGAACGTATTGGATACTGGCATTATGCAGCCGTCCACGGCTGACCATTGTGAGAAGTTGGGGATTGGGGTGTTTTCACCAGTGCACCGTTTTGATATTTTTGGCATTTCGTTGCCGACTTTTTCGTAGAGAGCATCATCCTCTTGAACGCAGTCATTATCATAATCGACATAACCAATCGCTACACCGCTTGACATTTCTTGTTTTTCCATGATTTTTTTTCTTTGCTGTTAGTGAATAAAAAAAATTAATTGTCCTCTATTATCAAATATACAACTTTTTTCCAATTGTTTATCGAAAAAAGTTTATTAAAATTATATTTTCAACTCATACTTTTCCTCCTCTGTTAACTTTTCTGCCAATTCGTCGAGCGCCTCGGAGAGTGCATCCTGATAATCCGAGTGCATACCCATACCGTAGCAGTCGTCGCCAATGTACAGGTCAACTTGATATTCCTCTGGATAATGCTCGGTATGTACTGTTACATTCTTGTATTGCATGAGCCAAAGCAGTGCATCGGTTACATAAGGCGCCGCGATACGTTCAGCATCAAGGTCTGAGTTGCAATGCTGTCGTCGTGTCCCATGTCGCGCAACATCCGTGCCACGTCCTTGTTTACCACTTTTCTGTTGGTTGTTTTCATGTTTTTTTTCCTTTTGTTTCTTTTATACATTAATATTGTTGGCAACTTGCCCAAGCAAACACTTATGATTTTCCATTTAATTTCTCCTCAATCAAAATGTCTACCCACATCTTGCACTCCTTCATTGATTTTCCGTGAGCCACTCCATTTCCATTTACATCAACGGCTTCCCAACAAACACAATGCTCAGGATTATAATAGCCTATGCTGTAGATAAGATAGCCGTTGTAAAGGTAATGCCCTTTTCTGATGCGAACAGGCTTTGATGCGTAAAGTCCTTTCACAAACTTTACATACTTCGGGTCTTTGACGGGGGCCTGCTCGTGCTCGTCGAACAAATACTCACGAGGAATCATAAAGCTTCTACATATAGCCTCTTTCAATTCTTTTACTCTACTTTTGCACTCGTCAGCCAACGAGCCACCATAACAAACACAACCGTAACAGTCGTCTGTCATTCCTTCAAGATTGCAATGTCCTCCGTCTGGGTGTTCAACAAAAGTGTTTAGCTTTTTCATGTTTTTTCTCCTTCTTTGCATCTACTAATATACAAATTTTTTCCGAGACTTTTTTTTCAGTCTGGCTTTCTTCCTCTTCTCGAGGCTCATGGGATTAGATTGCGGTGCGGTGCCCGAGGGTTGTCGTATGTCAAGGTCTGCGATGAGCAACTGACGGTCATGGTGCCGTACATTGAATCGTCATAGTCGATACAGTTCTCGGCGTCCATGTTGTCCGTGTGCCCCGCGTTGCACCACCACATCCCCTGGTTTACAAGGGCGCCGTAATGACGGCATATTCCGCAGCGTTTCTTTTCCTTTCCCTCCATGTTTTAACTGAGTTAAAATTAGCATTCGTATTTTCTTGGTAATTCCTCCACAAAGGTGAAAATTTTCTCGTACACATCCCGCACGTCTTCGCTGGGTATCCTTATGAGGGATGTCTCCAACTCCACCCATTCTTTATTCAGCTTAATCATTGGGTGTGCGGTGTGGCAGTTGTTATGCAGCCAGTCGAGGTCGTAGTTGATGAGAGGTTGCCACTGCTGTTTACACGGGTTTATCTTGAACAATACCTGCCTAATCATGTCATCAAACAGTTTCTTGCCGTATTCAGCGGTGAGACGTCTCGGAATGAAGTGATGGAACGGTCTCAACAAACCCGAAAGCGTCACTACATGACCGTAATGTATTTCGTCGAATGGACGGTCATTAAATGCTCCCGTATGGTATACCTCACTGACTTCCACATGTTCCAAGGCTTTGATATGGTCGACCCGTCTGATACAGATTATATTGTAATTCTCGTTGAGTAACACATAATACAAATCATCTTTTATGAGTCTGTTAAACTCTTCTTCGTCCACAGTGTCTATTGGAGAATCTATGATGCAGTCGGACAATGTTATGAAGGCATAGCCGTTTATACGAAAATACCTTGTGTGGGCGGAATCCATATCATATTCCGATTCGACATGGACGTTCCATTTTTGAAAATTTTTTAACTCTTCATCAGATGCTTTGGTCAACACTATATAGTGCAACGCCCCTTTGTGCAGACCTTGGTTGATGAAGGTTTCTCCTGGGGTGTAGAATATGGCGTCGTCTGGTAGTCTTACCTCAACCGCTTCTTTGTCTTGGGGTGGTTCACTGTATCCCCCGAATCTTGCTGTTATTTCCATAATTGTTTATCAATGATTTTCAAAGTTTGTTTCTTTCACTAGTTTTCCATGTCCTCCCTAAACATTTCGATACAGTTCTCGGACATGTTTATCTCCTGCGGGTCGTCCTGAAACTCGTGGTCGAGATAAAAAAAACCTTGTGCATACCGTTCAATCCAATCGGCAGCGTCATCTATACAGTCCTGCCTGCCTTGTTTATAGGCGGCGACACAAGCCTTCAAGACCGCAATGTTCATCGCAGCCTGGAAATCACTCTCTGACGACGGACTGTGATACGCCTCGAGATATGCGTTGGCGAAACACGTAGCCTTGTCCTGTTTTGGAAGCATTTTATTGAGCTCCTCCGTTGTTATTTGTTTTTGCATGGTTTCGTTATTGTTATTGTGGTTTCGACTTTCTCGCCGCCGTCGAAATAAGTCAGTAGCCCCTTTGGGGCGTCACTCGGGTGTTCCAGCGGTTTGAGCTCGAGTCCCATCCATATAGAAAAATATTTAACCAAAAAGTTGAACCAATCGCTCCGCATCGCATTCTCAAGCTTTTCTATGGGATATACACATCCTGTTGAAGTCGCTGCGTCGCAGGGGAAAGCGGCGGTGAGCGTTACCTTTTTTTTCTTCTTGCCGAAAAGATTGATGAATATGTTTTTCATTTTATTTTCTTAATCTATGGTTTTCGTCGTAATCGTTGGTGACTATCCATATGGACATGCCAAGGCAGAACACAAAGGTAAGCACAAGTATGATTATCTTGTCTGCAGTTGTCAGTTCCGAATGGATATAGTTGAAATCGGAGAAATGTTTCCTTTCCCATCTATTCGGCACATTCTTCTCAAGCCATCTGCCATATGAATATAGGTCAAGGCTGTCGTGTTCCGTGAACCATGAGCGTGTCTGCACATCAAGCCACGGGGTGTCCGACCATGAAAAGGCGTTGCACCATTTCACGTGTCTTGCGCTGTCAACGCCAAGACAGACAACGAACTCGTTTTTGTTCCCTCCCTGCCAATAGCCTTTCTGCATCTCGCTTATCTCCTCACCCTTCTCCGCAGGGAACACAAGTATGAAGGTATGGAACTCGTATTTCTTGCCATAAAACCCGTTCACGAAGTCTATTTGGTCTATCGACCGCTTGGTTGCCTTGCACCCCAAGATATAACGTTGTCTGCAGTTCTTCACCTCGGGATACTCAAACAGACCCAAGACCTTTGCGGAATCCTTCTTGATGTCGGAGTATTTGAATATCGAGTTTGAATTCTTGACAGGGTTCTTGTACCTGTGCTGTGTGGCATACGGTATGAAAGACGCATGGCGTTTGTCCCAATAGTGCGCCTGTGCATCGCCGTCCTTCGTGTGGTAGTGGCGGTGCATCTCAATGAACACCTTGGGAGTGTTGAAGCGTTTCTTGTACTTGTTGAAGGTTTCCTCGCTGATTCTGTGTTCACCGTCAAGGTTTGTTGTCATAGACCAATACTGAGGATGGGTCACCGTGACATAATAGACTTGCGTACATGTCGATTTACCACACGGATATGTATGGGTTCTCCTCTGTAACTCGTTCCATTCGTCATAATGGCGGATTTCCTTCACGTAGCCACCGTAGTATTCGGTGTCGTTCTGCGACACATCCTTGGTAATTAAGTAGACCGCAAGCGTGAATACAACACTCGACAGGATAAGGACTGCAGACTCCCATAAGGCAACCTCCTTCTTGAAAAAGAAATAGAGGATTGCTATCGTCAGGAGAGGTAATGCAAAAGCAATGATAAGCATTGTGCTATGTTTGTTGAAAAGGGGGAGAGAACATGTCCCTCCCCTGCGGTTAATTAACTATTCGTCTTTCTTGAAAAGGTCAATATCGTCTTCAAGGCGTGTTTCCATCACCTGCTTGGTTACGGTTGAGGAGATGACCTCGTATTCAATCGGGGACTTGTCCTTGATAAACCATTTTCCTGGAAATGTATTGCACAGAGTCTCGTGTTCCCTGATTATATCAAGCATGCGGGTCTGCGCTGTGGTGAACTCGGCACGTAGCACCTCGATGGAAGCCATAAGGTCTTTGTAGACCGATGCATCGAACTCGGGATTGCTCTCGGTAATCCATTTCATGAAGGCATCGCCCTTGTCGCCCTCATAGCGACCGCCGATGATGTCCTTGTAGATTTCATGGAAGGCGTCCTTGTACTCGTCGGTTACCTGTGCCTTCTGCTGTACCACTTTCCACATTTTGTCGTAGACGGCTTCGATTTTGCCCTCCTGCGCAACAGCCTCCTTGCGGAGTGCCACTTCCTTGTTGTTGTAACTGAAATACATTGACATGCAGGTCACTGCAAGGATTGCCACGATGATTGACGTGACGAAGATGATGATTTTCTTTGTGCTCATTTTGTTTTGATTTTAAGTTATTGAATAAATTGATTATCTGTCTACTTCCTCTATCTCTTGCTCAACGGTGTCGATACTGACGTAGTGAGTGCGAAGGCTTTTGGATATTGAACCATCCTTTTTCAGAGCATAACCCACCACCGTGGTCGTGACAAGATAGTTGCAATCTGGCGAAATATCCAGATGGTCAAAGAACATCGGCTCTCCGCCGCGCACACTCACAAGCTTTCCTTTCAGCCTGTTTATAGGGTGTTCTTCCGACATGACTTCGCAAAGTTTACGTTTTTCAGCTCGAAGCGATTCAATCTCTTTGCTTATTCTTTCGTACTTTGCATTGAATTCTTCTAATACCATATTATTCCTTTCTTTTTGTTTGTTTACGTTTGCATCAGACACCGTGTCTGACCTTACATCTATATAACGCAGACAAACTCGGTTTTTGTACACGACGCCTCAACTTTTTTTTGCTAGTTATTTTGTAAACTTCTTTAATCGTTTTTATTTGCTGTTTTGCTTTATTGTTTTCTCGTCGATTATCATGTTCTCCAACCTCTCTTGCATGTCGGCGACCGCAGCCTCCCTCGTTTCCTCTGCTGATTGAAGGAAATACCAATATTCCTTGTTGTGAACCTTAGGGGGAAGTCCCGATTTGTCTTTCACCACATAGGACACAAACCACCATTTCGAGAATATCCCGTCGTCGGAGGAATCCTGCCATATATTCAGGGAATACACACGCTCCCCTATCGTTATTGTTTCAGGTAGTTCTTTCATATCGTATATTATTTACGTTTCAGTCCTCCTGCGATGTTTCCGTTACGGTCTCTTTTCAATCCCCAACCGATATCCTTCCATCCGTTTTTGTATTGACTTTCCTCAAACGCTTTCATCTGTTCTGGAGTCATGACCACTCTTTCCGCGTTCTTGATTGGTGAAGTATTTTCTGTTTTGATGTGTCCATTTTCAAGCATCCACGCTACCATATTATAGACAGCATCAATAGGAGTTTTCTGTGTCGGAAATGAATATAATTCACCAAATGAGGAATGCTCATAGTTGCATTCCCAAGCATCATAAACGTTCTTTTTCAGCACAAAGTGATAGGCTGCTTTTTCTGGTATTCCTTTCATATTTTTGGGCATCAACTCCAACAGCGCGGAGAGAGACCAACAAGGAAGTAATCGTTTTGACTTGGATTCTGCATATTTAGGAATTATCCAATCTTTGTAGGCAACTAATGTTTGCTCATACACTTCATTGTCATAATTGAATGAATAACTCATATCAGCAGTATCAGGACTCAATCCGAGTTTCAATAAATCTTTGCTTTGTTCAATGGTTGTTGCTATCATCGGTTTATTCATTTCTTTTTCTCCTTTTCTTTTATATTTGTTTTGTTTTTGATATTATAGCCGTATTTGTCAATAAAATGTGTGGAAACGGCGTACACCAATACGAGAAAATATCCAATGAGTATGAATGGCCATATAACCGAAACCAACCATGTGGTTTCATCATCTTCAGATTTATCTGTAAGTAATAAGACCAATAAGACCAGCGCACATAGAATAACTCCTATCAAATATCCAAGAACCCAAATCATTTCTTTTCCTCCTTTTTACTGTTATTTTCCAGAACCTGTCGGCTGTATTCCATGACGTGTATCTCGTTCACAGTCATATCCCTGAGCTCCTGGATACGTTTTGTGCTCTTTGAATAGATTGCCTCGAACTGGTCAAAAGCGTCGCTGTCTATTTCATAGAATACCAATTTATTGGGACCGAATAAACGCGGGTTTTCAATATCAGCGTGTATAAGACAGCTGCTGAATGTGTCATTCTGGCTGTATTCAAGTATATGCGGCGCGATTGTGAAACTTGCAGCTTCCCATTCTATGGATGACGTATTCATTATCTGAACTTTTCGGTTCCTAATCCTGAACAGTATCATTCTTTCACCATTCCATTCCATCAGACATGTGCCGATGTTCAACACCTGGTCGTCGGGGCATATCATCCTGCGGATATACTTGAAAGAATCTCCCTGGTATTTAGGTGAGCCAGCTTTCACATATTCCGAAGCGAGCTCTGCGGTGAACATATTCAGTTCGTCAATAGCCTCACTGTACGCTTCGTCGAACAGTTTGAACATCTTATCTGTTATGGCGTAGTTGAAACAGCAGTCTACCTCGCCACAATATTCATTGTCGTCTGAGAGCGCCTGGCAGCTGCGCATGTCGCGGGACACGATGTCCCTGTAGCTGTAATCATAATCGCGTTTTATCAGGTTCTCGTTTATATCGAGGGTGACGATGTTGCATTTGTCGCTTCCGAGCATAGGGCCTATCCTGTTTATGATAAGGCTTCCATCGCCTCTAGGATAGAGTATGCTATCTCCACAATCTGCAGTATTGTGTCTGACTTCAGAATTCCTGCCAAGTATCTGACCGTCTATGGGGAGTATCTGTTTACTTACCTCTTTATATTCACCCATTGATGTGCATTGTGTTGTGTCTTCCATAGTAATCGTTTTATTGTTTGTCAAATATTGTCGGAAAAGACGGTGTGTACCTCCTTGAACTCGAAGAGCCCTTGTCTTTCCACATCCACGCTTTCGTAGCCCACGCCCTTTTTCTTCTTGTGGTATTCCTTCGTTATCGTATAGTTGTACATTTCTATTGCGTCTTTCCGCGTGTTACCCCACGCCCCGCCGTACGAGCCGTCGTCGCCACGCCAATGGATTTCCCATTTGCGGAACTTCGGGTTGTAGTGCGGTCCGCGCACGGTCACGCCCTTGATTGCCTTCGGTTTCTTTGCTATCGGCATTGCCTATTCCTTCGTTATCGTATAGTTGTACATTTCAATTGCTATATTTCAATCTTTCAACCTTAAAATGTTCCTCTGCCTTCTTTCTCATTTCTGCCACCGAGTCGAGTTTCTCGACGATTTTCAGTTTCTTGGCACAGATATCGGTATTACCTTTGAAATACAGAGTTCCTTTCGGGATTACGCATTTCCATACTACAGGTGTGACATGAACAAAATCGAGTGATATGGAGCACGCCGACAAGCGCGCATAGCTTTTATGTTGCCAAGCGTGTATGTACCCTTTCCGAACCTCGCGTTCAAAAAGGCGTCCCGTTCTTCTTTCCGATAAGACTCGCTTGGAAAACGGTGTTATTTCCTCAACATCGTTGAGGTAATGCGTGAACCGATATGGGGATATAAGTTCACTGTCATCGTCTTTCATCAGGTAAACTTTGTACACCTCGATGTCTTTCAGCGCCACGCTGGGCAGGATTCTTTTGGTTGTTAAGCACATGTTGATTGATTTTTTAAACTGTTACGCCTATATAATGCAATCCAACCTAGTTTTTGTACGAGCATTGAAAAATATTTTTTCCCCTCTTTCACGGCGCAAATATAAGAAAAGGAATTGAAACGGTGTGATTTGTTGTCCTAAAAAAACTTAAAGCCTCTGCATTATTCCTTTTTCTTGAAAGGATTTTCTGCTAGTTTAGAGTCGTAGAAGATTGCGAATTCGGGGAAACCTTCGAGGTTCCAAGGCACGACCTGAAGGAAAAAATTATTGATATTCCATCCGTTGTTCTTGAACTCGTTTATCTTTGCCGCCACTTCCTTAGGACCGTGGGCAATGACATAGGTGATTTCTGAAACTGTGTTTTCCATGGTTTATTCCTCCGATGGTTCGTTGTACATTTCGTATATTTCCATACTTATTTCGTTGAGTTTGTCGGTCAACTCACACAGAGTGATTTTCTCGTCGAGGTATCTACCTACATATTCAGTCTCCATGACTTTCACCATCGCCCATATTTTCCGACAGAAATCTTTCGCCCCGCGCATATAGACAAGTCTGTCGTGCTCATTGTCATCTACCATGGGGGATGTGCCGTAATCTTCTGGATAGACTTTCAAAGCCTCTTGTTCTACTTTTGTCATGCTGTTCTTTATCATTTATTTCGTTACTTCTTTTCTATATGCGTCAATTGTCACTCCTTTTTTCCCTGTCCACTTATGGACACATTCATCGCAACGGAACTCAATTCTCAATCCGTTGCCGTATTCGTTGTTATCATATTCGCGTTTCCAAACGCCGTTGTCGATGAAATGCTCAGATGCTGCCTCGACGACCTCGATAGCCCATACACGTCTGCATCCGCATTTAGGGCATTTTATATCAAATTCTTCCATATCATTGGTATGTTTTTCACCAAGAAATTCTTAATAAATCTCGATTGTCTTCAAAAACAACTTTTGTTTTATATCCTTCATCAAAAAGGGTGTTTTCTATTACGACAAGGGCATATTTCAGATGTTCATCATTTTCATCTATAAACCAATCACAAGAGATTAGACCACCTTTAGACGATTTATCAATGAGTCTATATATACTATCAAGATATCTTGCTGCCAAATAAGATAGACTACCTTGTTTAGTTTGTTTGCGTGCTTCGTCTGCTGTCATAACATTGCGTTGTTTAGTTATACATTCCTTCAGTTGCAGGAAGTGCTAATCCCATCGAAATTAGATGTCTATAGTCAAACATCTTTTTGTTGAGCCAATCAATTTCTCTTCCGTTGGTGATTGTTCTACCATCCTTGTATATGTCAATATTCGGTATGTCCGTCAGCTCGTTATATTCTTCCTCTGTCATACTCTCCATTGGGCGGAGATAGGGCTTGATTAGGATTTCTTCAGCCTCAACGATAGGAAACCAGTCTCCTTCCTTGTTAAAAAGTCTTGATAATGCAATCTTTTCTTCTGCTAGTCTAATAGATGTAGCATAAAGTTGAAAAGACGTGGTCGAATACTTATACCAAACTTTCACTCCATGAGGCAGTCTCGCACTGAGGTCTTTGAGTAACAATTGTTTTTCTTCCTGTGTCATTTTTCTATTATTTTTCCGTTTTTATCTATGGTATAATATTTACCATTTAACCACACTATTGCATAGCCATTTTGGAAACTATAACAATTATCAAACCATTGTTCAGACAAATATTTTCCTTTCGTGTCGATAAAGTTGTATTTACCATCCAACTTCACTACTGCATAGCCATTACTGAAATAACCATGATAATCAAACCACTGCTCAGACAAATATTTTCCTTCCGTGTCGATAAAGTTGTATTTATTATTCAATATCACTATTGCACATCCATTATAGAAATCCCAACAATTATCGAACCATTGTTCGGATATATATTTTCCTTTCGTGCCGATAAAGTTGTATTTATCATTCAACGCCACCATTGCATAACCATCGTGGAAACCCCAACAATTATCAAACTTATTCTCAGGCGCTGGTATCTCTCTCACCAAGGTTATCTCGGTACAGACGAACTTACCGTCACGCTCAAGGCTTTCGATAACCGTACCGTCACACTCAACCTCATAATACACGTTCTCTCCATTGTTGGGGTAGAACACCCAACACTGATATGGCTCATGACAAGCATGAAAGCCTTGTTCGCATAATATAGGTGTACCTTTGAACTTGTACGTTTTACCGACTTCATATTGGAAGTCACGACACCACAATGTACCGTCTTCATGGCGGTTAAATCCTTTGTATGCTTTCATAATAATTTTGGCAAGGAAACCCCGAAATCTTCAGTTTCGGGAAGGAATTGCCATCTTCCTGTTTTTTAATTATTATAATTATTTTTTTAATTTCTTAATATTTATTATAAACTCAGTTCTTTGAAATGGTGTCTCGAGGTTGCCGCCCGAAACCCGTGGGTGGCGTAAAACCATAGGCGTTTTTTGTATTTTTTTTTTTCAAGCAAGCGGAAGGCTTGTAAGACAACCGTGTATGAGCGCTTGTAAACGTGCCTTGTTTAAGGCTCTCGCCTTTCAAAAGCCGCTGAATCTTTAGTTCAGCGGTAGTTTACATATGTCTGTGCTATTTCAGGATGAATTTTCCAGTCTCGCTGTCGTACTGCTGGTGGAGATACCTACCCTCAACCCTGACGATGACCTTGTAGGGTTTCTCGACACTGTGGTCGTCGTATTCACTCTGCGGGAACAGTGGGTAGATTGGCGATTTCCTGTCGACTAAAGCGGCAGCACCCCTGTCGTCAACGTCCCATTTGATGTGTCCGTCGTCTATTTCCCAATAGGGTTTGTCGTTTTTCCATCCCATCAGGATGTCGTCGTACCTGTTGACGGTCCAGAACTGCTGCTTTGCCGTGAAGTCTGGGTCCTCGATAGGTTCAACCTCTTTGCATTCATCCTCGTCGTAGGAGCCACACTCCTCAATCTCGAACTCGACACTGAAGTTGAACTCAAGAACCACGTCGCTGTCGATTAACGGAAGCAGGTGGTAGAGGCCATGGTAGCCATTACAGGCAATGTTGACCTCCTCGGTAACAACGTCATCGACGCTGGCGAAGTTGGGTGAGAACCAGTTGTTCTCGAAGAACTGCCAGATGCTTACGTTCTGTTTATTGGCGACCTCGTACTCGTTCTCTTCTTCAAGGATATGGTCGCTGATGACATACCTCAGTTTCTTGTCCTGGAAGTTGTCGAATTTGTTGGCTTTGGGAAGCCATTTCTCCTGTGTGTAACAGTAGAGTCTTTTATGTTTGGTTACTTTCATAATTTTTTAAGTTCGTGTAATTTAATAATCATTTCGTAGCAGGCATCAATC